ACCATACATACGATCCGGTTTCCGAACCTTTACTTGCTTCCCAGATAAAATAAATCTTCGTGGTATCACCGCTTACAGAACCTTTTGCAACCACATAGCAACCTATGCCATTTACAAAATCTTTACTTGTTGCACTCATTCCTCATTCACCCCTTCCATTTGAAAAATGTTATCTTCATCTACTACCGGAACATACTTGCTTGCCCTTCGTGGAATTTTCATAACGCTTACAATGCTTGCATTGTCGGTTTTCTCAACGGCTCTCCATTTCACACCCATTCCATACTCTGTAGAGATAAAATCGAAGTAACCACCGTCAGCCGCAGCACCCACGGACAATCTGTCCATTGCTTCTACGGCATTGATATGCAGCTTGTTATACTGGATGAAAGCAACCTCAGAACCGTCCTGCAAGAATCCCATCCTCTCATTGTCAATATTAATCGAATACTGCTGCTTCTCTCCGTTGACCTTCTTACCAATCTCCAAACCATCCTCACTGAAACCAAAGTAGGTTTGAAGCTGCTCACGGTAACTGTTCACCTCGTTACCTTGTTCAGTAATACGATCAGTCAGAGAGTTTACCGACATATTAAAGCCCTTCGATGTTTCTTCCAGTTTGGTGCTATACTCAGTCGTAATCTCTTGATGTACGCTGTCGGTATAATCTTTTGCCTGAGCCAGTCGATCATCAATCTTTGCATTGGTAGTATCAGTAACGGTCTTGACACTCTCAGCAACCTCAGTACGGATCGTTCCACCTGTATTTGCGATCAGAGTTTTTGTCTCTTCGGTTGTACTATAATCTGTCAACTTTTCGTCAACGGTTTCTTCCATTTCCGTTGTGACACTTTGCTTATACTCAGCTGATAACTTCTCAGCGGTAACACACTCTGCATCCAGATATTCAGTAGAAATCTTGTAAGCTGCCAACATATTGTAGATAGCATTACCATCTTTACTGAATCCGTATTTCCATACAGGGTTTCCATCATTCCAACTCTTTGTCCAAGCAAAACCGTTTGCCTTGAAGGTGTAAATGATGTTACTGCTTTCAAGAGTCTCACCGTCACAGAAGTAATAAACCTGTGTTCCGTCATCCTGCGGAATCGTTACGATGTTCAGACCCAAGCTGTTGCTCAAAAGTCTGTTCAATTCAAGCTGTGCCTGTTCTTTCGCAGTCATAGCCTTATCCAGATTTTCTCTCAGCTTTTCCAGAATGGTTGCTTGCTGTTTGGTAAGACCGCCACCCTGAGAGTATTTTTGCTTCTGGGTTGTCTCACCCTTACCTGCAATACTGGTACTGAGATTCATCCCGAACGTCACATTCGTAATGATGGTGTCATGCACCTCACCTTTTGCATCTTCATAATGAATCATGTCCATAGGATAGATATACGGTGCAGACTTAATAGTGGCTGTGTATGGTCTGTAAGAAAATCCCTTCAAGGAAACATACAGGGTATCAAGTACCACCTGCACATTATCCTGTAGCAGACCGTTACTGGATAAATCCAAGCAATAATCATCCGTCCCGGCAATGTACTCTGTGTTTGCAGCATCCTTGAAGTAAATACCTGTAATGGCTACATCGTTCTCCTGCATATCACTGTTGTATCTTTCGGAAGGACTGATTGTAAGATCAGTCTGCTCATACCATTTCAATTCCAGATTGCCGTCATAGTTCATGAAAGCACACGTTCCGGTCAGTGCCGCACACCACTGTAGCAATGTTCGGTAGGTTAAATCCTGTCCTTCCGGGTACGCTGTAATCTGGTAATCTTTGTTCGGCAATCGGGTAATGTCTGTTGCTAACGTCACACCACAAATGGTGCAAATCTTATTCAGCAGATCAGCTACCGTCATAGGGAATGACAGCTTGCTTATGTCCACTGTCTTATCGAACAGGATCATCCTGTCAAGTGCTGAAATTGTGATAGTGGACAATGCCCGTGGCGGTTCATCAATCGTAAAGTAGCCACATGGAATCCAGTGGATCACTGCATTTTCCCATCGGTGTGCATCCCATTTCTTGATACCGATTTTCACAAATACCTCTGCACCTTCAAAAACGGTATTGTCATACTTACCGTCATCATTTTTCAATTTGAGTGTGAGTTCCGCAGCTACCGCAGAACCCACCTCAATTTTTGAGTTCGACACACTGTAGCGGTCTATACTCAAACTTCCCTGAACGATCTCATTCTCAGCAACCGAAAAGGACTCATTCACACCGTTTACGGTAATGTCAGCAACCTGTATGTAGTTTTTATTGAAGAGGTTCTTGACCTCCTGTGATACCTTATACATTAGTGCTTACCTGACCTTTCTATTGCGTTGAATGAAACGCTGCTCCATATTCCCTTGCGGGAATTGTAAAGCTGTGCAGGCTTATCACCTGTGTAAAATTCGCTTGTCCGGTACTTGCCAAGTTTGGCATCCAGATAACAAATCTTCACATACTCAGGATCAAATGCCTGAATGATAGCGGCAGCATCCTCAATGGACACATTCTGCCATTCCATCTCCAACTTCACACACTGACCGATTCGTTTCTTATCCATGTTCGTATCTTCGGTTCGTCCTGCATCACTGGCTGAAATATCATTCAGTGAATATTTATAACCGGAAGGGCACTTGACAGCCTTACCGTTCACGGATCGTATCGGATTGTAGTCAGCCATAATACCCCTCCTTTACGTTGTTACCGGGATGATGGTTTTACCATCCCTCTGATTCTTACGGTTCATAGCTTTTGTGAAAGAGTCTGTAGTGATCTCAGCGGTGAAATCCTTACTTGCGATCTGCCGTAACAGTTCGTTTTGCTCTTTCAGAAGTTCATTCTGACGGGCAGTAGCGTCATACATACCCTCACGAACTCCATCAGCAATAGAATCCTGACTTCCACCTGTAAGCCCTGCTCTCACCTTGTAAGCCAGAGTGTCCATCCACTCCGTATGATTCTCCAAAGGAAGAACTGCTTCACGTCCTGCTTCACCGCCGCCTAGCATGGTGTTACCCATCATGCCGAACAACTGTGCCCCTTCCAAGATACCTCCGGTCTTATACCAAGACACAGAGAAGTGAGGGATGGATGGTGGGTTCAAACTAAAGTTACCGTAGATACTAAAGTGCGGAAGTTTGATAGAAGGTAAACTCCAATGGAAATTGAAGAAAGACTTCATACGGTCAATGCCATCCTTGACGGCATTTTTCGCACTGTTGATCTTATCGGAAATCGTAGTCTTAATATTCTGGAAGCTACTGCTTGCATTGCTTTTCAAGGTACTCCAAGAACTTCTCAGGCTGCTGTTCAGCGTACTCCATGTAGAACTTGTATTGCTCTTAATCTCATTCCACTTCGTAGAAATGGTAGATTTCAGAGTAGACCAAGTAGAACTTGCCGTACTCTTCACACCAGACCATGTAGTACCCAGACTTGACTTGATTCCAGACCATACAGTAGAGGTGTTCGTTTTCACGTTGCCCCAAGCTGTAGAAATGGTAGACTTCAAATTCGTCCAAGTAGTTCCTGCTGTAGTTTTCACGTTCGTCCAAGTGGTACTCAGGTTGGACTTGATATTGCTCCAAACTGTAGAAGTATTAGACTTCACGTTAGACCATGCAGTGCTGATAGACGTTTTGATGTTCGTCCAAGTGGTACTTGCCGTGGTCTTAACATTCTGCCAAGTATTCCCCAGAGTGGTCTTGATGTTCTCCCAAGTCTGACTTGTGTTTGTCTTGATCTCACTCCATTTCTGAGAAATGGTAGTTTTCAATCCCGACCAAGTTTCAGAAGCTTTAGTCTTAATACCGCCCCAGATTCCAGAGATTGTAGAGGAAATTTTACCCCAGATATCCCCGGCAGTGGTTTTGATATTCTCCCAAGCACCAGAGAGAACGGACTTGATCTGACCCCATTTTTCAGAAGCCGTAGACTTGATCTTGTCCCAAGCATCAGAAATCTTATCTTTGATTCCGATAAGGAAATCTCCGATAAAGGAAAGAACATTTCCAATGC